CGAATTATGGAGGTGTTTCCCCGGCGTCACTCAAACCTAGCACTTTATTGTGTGTAAATGGTAGACGAGGCATGGGTCAATTGTTTTTAGTGGGAGGAGTCCTGGCTAATGCTCCATATGGAGAATCGATGTTGCCTATAGCATGGTAATGTCAGTGGTATTGGATACCTGGATCGCCAGATCCTTGCTTGCCACAGATTAAGGTCCGTAATGGAGTACGTGGCGCCTTTGCCTCAAGGGAGGAAGTCCACACCGTCGGTGTTCTTTAGTGAACTGCGCGACGTTAAACTGGGTCAGGTGGCACTGACCCCGCAGCCCCCCTAGTTGATAGAGCTGGGGACTTGGGACGTTATTTATCGCTCAAACCAATAGAAAACGTGTCGTTTTGCGACCTAAAGTACAAATGAAAAAGAAGTCTGGTTCTTCAAAACAAAAACCCAACCGCGCCGAAGAGAAGGTATTCTCTCGCCCGGCAAGCTACGCCAGTTCTGGCGTATCTAGAAAGAAAAAGATGTCTGTTCCTTCGGGAGCTTCGTTATCAGCGTGTGCAATGAAATATGCACTTGCTATTAGCGAACCATTTCATCCCAATGCCCGTGGGGCTTGTCTTCCTAAATTTCCTTCACCTCCAAGTCAGAAAGTCACCGGATTCGCTCGTTTTACAGCAACTATCGGAACTACGGGATTTGGATTCGTGTCTATGGGTCCTTGCTTGGCTAATGACGGCTACGTTGCCTTTTACACTACACCAACTTTCGGTCAGAATGGTATATTCCCACTAAGTGGGCCAAATTCATTCTCGACAGGAGTTTCTGCGGTCTCTATGACTAATTTACCGTATACGACTGCTCAGTTGACAACTGGTGAATTTTCGAGTCTTAGTAGCACATTAATTGCCAACCGCGAAGCAGTGCAGGGCCGTGTCGTCAGTTTTGGCGTCCGTATCACGTATGTGGGTACAACCTTGAACGAATCAGGCGTGTATTACGTCTGGTCCAGTCCCGTTCATGAGAATGCAGTTGGCGTTGCGCAAGGAGGAGCGTCAATCCTCGGAGCTTTGGCCGACTGCGAAGTGTGTGGAACCACACGAAAGCCATGCGAATCGGTTTTATATCCCGTAAGCGCTAGTGAAGCTGAGTATGGGGGTCAAAATTCCATAAGCAGTGGTGTTACGCCGGTATACCCGTATTGCAATGGTTCATTTACGTTCAACAGCGACCTTACAGCACAAGCTGCTGGCATGCAGATAGGCGCTCAACCTTTAGTTATTGCTATGACCGGAGTGGCCGGAAGCACATATATGGTTGAGTTGATACAACATTGTGAGTTCACGGGAACCGCAATAGCGTCATCCGCAACGCCCAGCGATGCTGATCAAGTCGGCTTCGAACGAGTTACTGCTGCAGCTGAACGAATTCCTCAGTTGAAGATGGCAGAGCCAGGGAAGAGCATGAGGGAGTACATGTTTTCCGCCTTGAAGGATGTTGCGATGGCTCTTAAGCCGGTCGCAATATCGGCATTGAAGTCCGGTGGGTTATCGATACTCGCCAGGATGGGTTCCATGGTATTGAGCGCTTAGCGTTCAGTCCATGATGATAGGGCGAAATCCCAGGGGCTGAAAGTTTATTCATCATCGATACAAGTGGAGTAGTGGCCCACTGATGAATACAATCTTCCGAAACTAAAAGATAGTGCATCTTCAAAAGCACGAGGTAGCAAGCTTGCAGGTCTCCAGCCTATTTAATAGGGGACCCGTCCCAACAATTGGACTCCGCACGGCGCTGCTTGCTAGAAACCCACCCCCTAAAGGGGGGGGCGGAAAGGGCGCGCACGGCAACCACGTTATGCCTCGTATGAGGGGGCGTGGTCATGGGGGTACGAAACAGATGAAATCTTTTCCAACTCTCAATTATAGCAAAGAACGATCGTCATTCGCTCCGTTGGCTTACAGCGAAGAATATGATAGTTTTGTCGTAGAACTTTATCACGACAGTAGCAGCTCAACTATTAAAACAGAGCCACGCGCACCCACCCCCGGGGGCGCAATTGGGGATTGGATGGAGGATTATGAACTTTCCTTATCCGGCCTAAACCCAACCCGCTTCTCCCCCCTTAAGAAGCGGAAGAACCGTTCATTCCGGAATTTGGATGTAACGATTAGTACATGTGTCGCGCGGGAAGCGACATCCGACGAGATGTACCAGTTCAACAGATCTCGATATTTTTCTAACTCCCACGTTATTTCTAGTTCCTTAAACGGGAACAACGGGGAGTGGACGAACACCGACGACATTGACGACCTCAAAGCAATGTTGAAAATCGGTGGGGCAGCGTGCCTAGATATTTCGAAGACCACGTACTCCAGATGCCCCATGGAGGACGTCGACCAGGAAGTGGAGCTCACCGCTACCTCCCCTTTACTGGCCAAGGGCGAACGATCACCAGTTCGGCCTAGTCAAAACACCATGATATTTCATGCCCCAAATCCACCTCCATCAGGAGTCCAAGTGCACTACCCTAAGGGTAAAGTGCTGAAGGGCCCTATCACACTGCACAAACCTAAGTCTGATCTTGGGTTAACAGAGGCAAAATTGAACGCCCTTAGTGAGAAGATGGAAGGAGCTAAAACCACTCCTGTTGTTAAAAACAGGTTGGAGGAAGCCCAGGGTTTGAAGATAATGGTCCCGAGTCCACACGGCTCGCACAACGGATCCGTCGGAGCCGCTAGCAAGAGGGCGCAAAGAAAGCTTAATCAGCAAACTAATGCGCAACACAAAGCTAACAAGGCAGACGTAGGAGAAGTTCCAACCACCCCACAGCACATTTGTCTCACATGTCATGAAGTGATTATAGATCACGGAACAGACCGAGGAGAACATGGCTTGTTCCTGCCTAACCACCGATTGAAGTGGAATACATGCAACCATTACACGTGCGCTAAGTGCGTGTGCAGCGCTATGTATGACGGTGGCAAGAACAAGGGCGGAGCTATCTTAGGATCCATAAAGTGCCCAGCGTGCTGCAAGTACTCAAATTTTTCCCCCAAACTATTCTTCAAAGAAGTAGATGGCGACATGAAGCATGTGCTACCCGCTGATGAAGAGTATTACCCACCGATCGATGCCGTCCCAATAGTTCCTCAGCCTCCCGCGAAGCTGCAAGAGCATACAGTTGAGATGTACATTCGCTACCCAAATATGAGATTCAACTTCCGGAAATGGATGATGTACTGCTTAGGTGCATTATTAGTTGGATCTCTAACCGGGATGGCTCTAAATGGGGCCAAGGTGGAGTGGTACGATCTTTATGTGATCGTAGTAGGAGGATTATTTTTCATCGGAATGTTCATCATTTTGATTATGCGGTGCTGGTTTGGAGAAGCCCACCCTAATCATATGAACGACATCCCTACGTACATCCCAGATGGGGAGTACGTAACCAATGGTTGCTTCAGTCGGGATGCAGCCATGTCCGCCCTAGGGTATCGGTACAAGATGAATTGTCAGATATACAAAGGGCTTAAGGACAAAGCGCAGGTCACTTTTGTGGCATGTGCGATCAACGGAGCTTTGTTGAGAAACATCAAGGCAAAGTTGCAATCTTTCGTCCAAGATGAGGATGGGGAATTCGCACATTATGTCGTACGTAACGATGTTCTGCACAACACGGCAATCTATATTTATCAGAGCCTTGAGAACGCCAAATCTCGTGAGGATCGCATCGTAGGACCGATGTCGGATCCCATGGGAAGCAGCGTCAGGTTCTGATTGATAAGGTTGTCTAGAGAGAAGGAGTTTAAGGTTCATCGCGCATATGCCTCTCGGTGCGACACAGATAAACCTTACCGTGATGGGGGTCGTTTCAATTTGAAAAAGGTAACCAAAGCCAATGGAAAATTGTTCGACGAGAGCGGTTTAAACTTCCCGGACCATAGAATACGGGATAAGGAGTACTACACAATGTTCGGACCTTGCTTTGCCCACGTGGGTCGAAGATATAGAGTGGATGACGTTGGGTTGCGCGGTGCTGTCACAAGATTGACATGTGCCCGTGAGCCTGATCGAAGAGATCTACACGAAGTCTTACGAAGCAACCAATTTGCGAACTATGGTGTCTCCCGTATTTTTAAGGTGTACTCGAGCTGGATTATTAGGGCCCTAATGGTCAATGTTATGGATACGAATCCTGACGATGATCGGTATGAGTGGGTCCACGCTGACCATCCAAAGCGCGAGTTGCGCAAACGAACTCACCGAGCCTTGTGGAATGATGGAAGAATCACCCACAAGACTTGGTTGGAGGATGTTGGATATAAGTGTAAAGCAGGAGAGGTGCTTCCCCCTGGGAAGTATTTGAGAGCAACTGGAGATTTAGGAAGTCCGGCGACCGCCAAGGCCGCTTACATGATGGACTCCGTAAAAGAAGCGTTCTCACATAAGTTCATACACCGACAGGGTGACATGAACTCATCTTTCCAGTTTGTTAAGAAACCAGAACGAGGAAGATTGATAGAAGCGTTCTCCGATATAATCGCCAAAGGAGAGGACTTAACTATGAAATGTTTTAGCGATGATGGAATCATCGGAATAGATACGCCAGAAGGCCGATACGTGGCAAACACGGACATATCGGCGTGTGATGGCTCTAATTTCGATCCGGTTTTCGATTTTTTAGAGAACATTTTAGTTAAGGCAGGGTATCATGTGGGTGATGTTAGAGCAGTATTCAAACAGTGCACTGCGGATTGCAGGATAACGAGTATAGTCGACAAATTGGATAAAATTAGTCGACGTAGAAAGATAGTCCTCACACCGAAGTGGAAAACATTGTTTTCAGGGAGTACGCTAACGACGTTGATCAACAATTGCGCGAATTTCGGAATATTCGCGAGTGTGCATGATATGTTACCTCCTTATGAGAAGAGGAAGATTTCTGAGATGGGAGATTTGATATCCAGGGCTAGTGCAGAGGTAGGGTTTTTAGTTAAATGCCAACAATGCAAGTGTCTCGAGGATTTACAATTTCTGAAGATCTCCCCGACTATGGTAGCGGGTAAGATGGAAGTTTTTCTCAACTTAGGTGTGTTATTGAGGAACCTTGGTTCGGTAAGGGGTGATCTCCCTGGAACAGGATCACTGGAGGAGCGAGGCAGAGTGTTCACAAGTGACGTTATTAAGTCGTATGTGCATGCTGGAAATCATGAGATTACAGATGCGTTACGCACGAAGATCGTGAAACGTTCACGCGCTCAGGGGGGCCAAAATCAGCATTATGACGAGGCTGTTAGGTCCAGGATTGAAGGAGAAACTGTTGTTAGAATCCCCATTACGGCGCTTTGCGCTAGATATAAGGTTTCGATGGCAGATTTCTTCTTGTTCGCGCAACACATTGAGGATGTTCAACAAGGTCAGATCTTGAAGAGCAGGGTGTTGGACGCGATATTCGCGGCGGATTATGCGTATGGGAGCTCGTACGGAGCCCCAATGGTTAAGCAGATCCCTGTCGTGATGCACTTATAATGTGCCTAACTTATTTCAGCTTACGTGAGCCGATTGATTATGATGTCGTTACAACATATTCGACCTTAGTTAAGTCGTTAAACTAGCATAGGAGTTCTTCTACTCCGAAAACAAGAAGTGCCTAACCAAATTTCATGAAGTCATGTTCATGTGAAATTAACCACCATATCGGCTCCCTTTTGGGGATGTCTGGG